TGATATGGCTACTAATGATTTATGTTATAAACCTAATCTTATCTATGTGCCAAGTGCTGAATATAGAATGATTGATATGTTTGGAACTAATGATATTAACACAATAGATATTAATGTATATTGGAAGGATAAAAAAGGAAATATGAACCCGTTTTATTTAAGTTCTGGTGCTTCTGCTTCTATTAAATTATTTTTCAAACTTAAATGATTTTTATTTTTTATAATCATATATTATATAATACCATATAATGAATGTAGTTGAATTAAATAAATTAATCAAAATACCTTTATCGGATTCTGATTTAAAAAGGTTTCTTGGTAATGAGGCTGTTAAAAACACTATAAAATATTCTGAATTGAAAAATTTTAAAGATTTTGCAGAGTTATTACCAGAACATAATTCTTATAAGATTATACTTATTGAATATGAAAAGAATAGAGGTCATTGGGTTTGTGTCATGAGATATAACAAGGTTATAGAATTATTTAACAGTTATGGAACTAAACATGATGATGACGATTTTGTTGATTCAGATGAAATTAATTATTATCTTGGTCAATCACATAACTATCTAAATATATTTATTGAAAAAGAACTGGATGACGGGATATTCCAAATCATATACAATAAAACAAAATTTCAAGGAAATGACTTTAAAAGATTATGTAGCCTTTATGAAAAAATCAACAAAAGCAACTAAATTAAATTACGACCAACTTGTAACAGCAATTATAAACTAAATATAATGTCAGTTCATTTCATCGGTTTATACGAAGGTTCTGGTTCAACGCGTCCCACCCCATCATCATTGAAAGTAATACGATAAAATCTCACAGCGTTGGGATTGAGTTTAGAAATTAGTTCGGGGTGCATCCAGTCAAGTGTATAAATACTCTCAGCGAAATCAACCAAAGAATAGGACGCAGTTTTGATAAATTGTTTGGTCTCTGACTCTGGTTCTCCAATGTCCCTGTAAATTTCGAATGATGATCCAAAATTTTTAACCGTCATGGTGTCACCAAACTCTTCTTCCATTGTCAGAGTTTTTAATTAATTTGAATGTTAATTAAATTCAATTCAGTTTATATTGTTGTATTGAAAATTATGTCTGTTGTGTTTTTATCTTTCTCTCTCAAAAAACCCCTCAAAGATTTTTTACAATGTGTGGTCTCAAGTTGGTAGCATTCCGCACCAAATTCTTGTGTGCTTGTTTTTCATTTTTTTTAGAGAGAGAGAAATAAAATAAAAAGATAATTAATTGAATTAATTTAATTGATTAATAACTGAATTTAATTTAATTAATTCAATTCACAAATGGAAAAAGGAAAAGGAAAAGGAAAAGGGAAAAAGGTTAAAGGGTTAAAAAAGAAAACTGGAGTCGTGAAACCTGTGTTGAAAAAGAAAACTGTGGTCTCAAAACTTAATCACGAGGATACATTTTATAGCCACGCTTTATCGAGATGTCATTCGGATTGTGCTGATTACGGTGATGATGATG